ATGAATGCTTAACTGAGGCATTATATCCAAATTGGGATAAGGTTCAATCAGAATTAATTGAAATGAATCCTAATGTAGTTTTACCGCAACCAGAGTGGTCTAAATTATCTAATGTTGATAATGAACCACGTGAATCACGAAGATTTAAGGTTAGATCTAAGGTTGATGAAGTCATTGAAGATTACGAATATGAAAATGAAATTGAAGTTGACTACGATAACGAAGAATAGATAATCATTGACTTTCAGTTACAGGTAATTAGTACGTCCTAAGCATGACGTTAAAAGGCTTATTCAAATCAACACAACTTAATTTAAAACAATGACAACTGAAACAGAAAAAACCAACTCGACAGCAATTATAAAAGTTTTTGGTAAACTCATGAAAGAAGAGATTAACTTCTTCAAACCCCCCTATAATGTTCGCAACAATTGCCAGGTCGGGCAATGGGCAAAGTCTGAAGATGATTTTATTAGTAATAGTTTAGATATTGCAATCATCGGGACTCAAGAATTCTATGGCAAGTTAGGTAAGTCATCTGGTAACTGGTTGCAAATTTGGTTTATTGCCGGACCAGATGAAACGAGATTACCCAAGAATGTAGTTTGTGTAACCTACATAAAAACCCGATCAATAGCACAATTTGGGCAAACAATCATCGAACTAATGTCAAACGGTGAACCAGCAACAGGAATATTTACCGGGTCATTCCTCAAACACTCCAATGATTACGGTAGCTACGCGTCAGTTAAATTTAACTGGCGTGAAAGAACGGAAGATGAAAAAGCCCAGTTAGTATTAATTGCTAATTTCCTGGCAACCGCCCCAATCTTAGAAGACACCGGACTCCCCAAAACAATGGTTAAAGTTTACGACGGTAATTATGAAGTTGCCCAAGAAGATTTTAAAGCAATCATGAAAGATGAGGCTAGTAAGAAATAATGAGACTAACGCAATTAATTTTTGAAAAGAAAAATATCTATTCAATAGATAAAAATGCCCTAAACGAGCATGAGCAAAAAGACTTAAAAGGAATGATTCAAGAATTGGAAGCCATGCCAGAAGGGAAAACATCTATAACGGCAAATGTAAGTATGTACGACAAAACCTGGATATTCTGTTTAAGCAAAAATGGAGAGATAAGCAAAGTAAAAGAAGTCTTCAAGGTTAAATAGTTCATCGGCAGGGTTAAATACCCTGCTTTTCTAATACCAATCACTAACTACCAATATGGACAATTCACCAATATATCAAGCCATATCTTACCGGGAAGAATTGTTTAAAATGCCCTGCGGGTTCTTCGCATTTCAAGAAGAACAAAGCAAAAAATGGAAAGTATGTTTTAAACGTTTTATTAGTTCAAAACCAGAAACAATCCAAAATGCTTTAACTGAAAAAGCAGCCAAGAAAAAAGCAGCAGCCCTAAACCTAATTATCAACCCATTAAAATAAAAATCATGAAAACACACGAAACGCCCATTGGTAAACTAGCATCAGTCACAACAATTTTACGAGCGACTGAAGACGAAAAAGCCAAAGACCGACTGAGAAAATGGCAGCACAAACAGGACAAAATTTACGGCGTAGAGCAAGCAAATAATAATAGTGATGATCGGCTAAATCGCGGGAAAGAAATTCATGCAGCTATCGAAAACTTACACAAATTTAATGTCGAACCTGCGGAAAATTGGGTACATGAAGGCAACGCCCAAAGGTGGAAACATCTGCAACCATTCCTAAAATCAATCAAAATTATGGAGTGTGAGCGATTCATTTGGCATAACTCAGGATATGCCGGAACTGCTGATTTAGTGGCAATTATGGATGATCAACCCACCCTATTAGACTGGAAAACTAGCGATCGCATTAAAAAACGCCAATGGATAGACGAAGCTTTCATTCAAACCGCCGCCTATGCCAAAGCTTGGAATTTTTCAGCATTACCAACGCAAGATTCACCGGCATATCTAAACGATATTACCCAATTAGCAGTGATTGTAATTTCACCTGAAAAACTGCAAATATTCACCGAAAATAATATCAAAAAATACGAAAAATTATGGGATGAAAGATTGCTAAAGTTTCAAAAACTTGGTATTATTATTGAGTGAGTAAACAACAACCTAAATTACAAAGACCCCTATGCACATTAGGAGTCTTTTTTTAATAACAGGCGGACAAGTAATGAAGGGTGGAATAATGGCACAGTTTTATAAAATGACCATCGAAAAAGCCCTAGAAGGGTACAGCCAAGGGTTGTTAACCACCAGTGGGCTAGTACATCTGTATTTTGAAATCAAGCTTAAATATGGGTGGAAAGGGAAATACAAACCCACCGACATCATCACAGAACTAGGAATCAGCAAACCAGCATTCTATAAAGCGATCGCCAAACTGCAAACTTTAGGAATGATTTCCATTGAAATTCATGGGGAAATAACAGTTACCAATACTAACCCAAACCTAGACGGAGACAACATTATAGAACAGTCTCCAAATGTAGAAACAGTCTCCAAATGTAGACAAGAGTCTCCAATCGTAGACAAAAGTCTCCAAATGGAGACAGAAGTCTCTAATCGTAGACAGCAGTCTCTGATCGTAGAAAATGAAGCCCCGAAACCATTGCCAAAGCTGAATTCCAGCCCCCCTTCAGATTTATATTCAGATTCTTACCAGATTTACCTCATATCTCTCTCAGAGGGAGAGAGAAAAAACTTCTTGAATTTTTGCCAGGAAGAAGCCAAGAAGTTGCCTAAACCTCCTACATTACCCATGAGGTGGATCGAGCGTAATCTAGAGGATTTAAAAGCCAAATGGGAATCTTTTTGTGGAACAAGTGATGATAGCTCATCTCATCAATCCAATAAATTTGAAGTTTGGGCAAATCACCCGCGCTTTGATGAGTTATGGCTAGGCGTATGTACACACGGGACAACGGGTTATACTATCCAAAACATCAGGGATACCACAATCAAGGATTTTTGTAAATTCTGCCACGAATCACAGGAAATTACGGAGGAGATTTTATCATGCTTAAATTCTCATTAACGCCAGCACCAGCACCAGCAAAAGCCTACAAGCTGGAAGATTTACAACCGAATATTAAATGCCATTGCTGCAATGACACAGGGAAAATTCAACCCCAGTTAATTAAAATGGCCATCCCTGCTTACAACCCCGAAACTGACAAACAACCAATTTGCCAACGAATGCAGTGTGGACTAGGGCTAAAGTTTATCACCCTAATTGAGATGGAAATGATGGATATGCGCTTTAGCCATGATATGTGTGAGGAGATGCACCAAGTCGGGAAAACTGAAAAAGAAAATTTGACCAAACCTGAAAACACCAACGTTATTGACTTGCAAGAATTGGTAAACAGAAAGTCAATGAAAAAATACCGCAAAGAAGATGGTATTGCAGAGGCTAAAGCATGGGAGGCAATAGGAGAAAATGCCTGATTTAATTGCACTGGCACGGGAATACAAATCTTTAAATCTTCCCCGTATCCAAAATTACGCCGGGAAATGTTGGTAAAAAAATTTAATTCTAGTCATGATAGGAGTTATCAAAATGTTGCAATTAGTAAAAGAGGAAGCGGTAGGAAAGAACAAGAACGAAGCCAAATTACTGATTGATGAAAAGACAATCAAAGCCTTAAAAGAATCAGGAATAATTAAAGGTCTAGGCTACATCTACCTTGCAATTGAAATTGAAAAGGCAGAAAATGCAGACCCTAAAAAACTCGAAATTAATTTAGTGGATTTTGCAGATAGATGGAATTTAAGAATTATCGAAATTCAAAAAGCAATAATTGATCTAGACAGCAAAGGAGCATACACTATCACCAACACCCCCAAAGTAATCCAATTGTCACTATCATTCCCAAACTAAAAATATCAGGTGTGATGAAAATACATCACATTAAAAAGAGGCCTTTAGCCTCTTTTTTTTAGATACCCTAAACCCACGTTACCATTTAACTTTATCCGCCCAATATGCCGGGCTCATTTTACCTTTGGCAATATTTTTAGCATGACGGGCTTTGAAAGATTTTCGTTTCATTTTAGTAGCTTCCGACTCTCCCTTTTTAGGTTTACCCGCAGTTTTTGCACCCTGTTCACCAAATCTAATAATCTTTTCAACTCCAGAATCGCAAGCCTTAACGACATGAGATTTTTTAGAATGACTAGGTGTAGCTTTCGGCTTATTACAAGGCATATCCTTTTTACTTAATTTAGCCATAAATCAACTGTCTAATTTTTCCAAAACGCGAGAAACATCTCTTCTAATTAAGGCTAAATCACCAGTATTCTGAACAACATAAACATTAAAATCAGATTGTAGTTTATCAATTTTTGAATGTATAGTTGTCTCAATTTTAACAAGTCGATAAAAACCTGAAGCGATCGCCATCACAGTCAAAATAAGTTGCAAATGAGAATCATTAAACTGCATTTTATTCCTCATTATTAACACCATCAACATCAGTCACACCATCACCATTACTATCACCGTCACCAGAAACAAGATCAGAAACTAAAGTTTTCTTGAATTTCTTGAATTTCTTAACATAAATCTGATGAATCCCAGGATCAAAATCACGCTCATTAATAATGGCGTAATCGTCCCCATCTTGAATTTTTACAGTTGAAATTGCAGCCATAATTTATTACCCCAGTATCCTAACCGCACATTCAGGACGAGCAAGGGTAGAACCCCACAAGCAAGAAAACTCAGCGACAGTCTGTTTATACTGCCGAGTAATTTCTAAGCACAAAGTTAAGCCAGAAACAGGATCAGGTATTTGGCGAATCTGAGAACCGCCCTCTAAAGTCACATCATCCAAAGGCTTACTAGCAAAAGCGATCGCTTGTTTGTGAAGTGCCAAACCCGCAACATCGTGAGAAGCCACAAAGGTTACAACCGCATTGTCAGCCCATGCAACCTTAGCCGAAGGATCAAAGCTTACAGACGCTAAAGCATTACTAGAAGCTGTAACGTTAGCAGTAACAGTATATTGTTGAGTATCGCCAGCGACAGTAAACAAATCACCAACTACGAGAGTACCAGTTAAACTTGTATCATCCATAGGAACAGATGTATCACCAACAACAACAGAAGCGTCATTGATTTTGGCTAGTTTGCCTGTACCATTACTAAGAGTTCCACCAGTGAAAGTTGGTAAATATCCATCCACATCCCAGTCAAATCCCAAAGCCCGCTTAATAATACCCTCTCTCAATGTTTCTCTATCACCTTTTTGTAAATATTGCTGGAAAAGTGAAAGCCCAATAGCGTTAGCATCAGCATCAAAATTGAGAATAACAGCCCGATTCTCCATAGGCACGCCAGCCTTATTCAATAATTTTCTAGCACTTTGGACAACAGAAGTATTAGATGCAAAAGGAGTAGTACCAGCAGTACCAGCGTACTGGTAAATGCCTTTGTAATTCGCCATGACAGAACGAATAATATTACCGGACAAAACATCAATAGCACCGCTAAACTCATCTGACATCGTACCGGCAGAGAGCTTAGAAACCTCAAAATCTGTTAGTGAAAAATTTACCTTTTTCCAATTGCTCAAGGTAACAGAAGCATAACGAGGAGTAATGTCAGAAGGTGCAGGTGGAGTATTCGATGGTACTACATCAGTAACGTCAGAATCAGACCGTTGAGAAGGAATTGGAACAACAACAGTATCACCCCTAAAACTGTTATCCATTACCTCCTTCTCGTAAGTTGTCACGTAACGAAGTAATGCAGTTTGGCGACGTAGAGCCTTTAGCCCCATTGCATAAATCCGATCAACTAAGAGAGAGTTAATAGTATTTGCCATTGTTCAAAATCTTAAAAAGTGTGCAAGGCATCGCGCCGCCAGGTATCGCACCTTAGCAATCTAAGTATAAACTATTTTTATTTAGCGTCAAATAATAAAGTGGCACGTCTAAGGAGAAATGCCACCAATAAATATAATTTTCAAATATATTGCAGGAGTAGCGGAAAAGGTGCAACCGCTGCAAAAATATTATCGCTCAACAGACACCGAACCGTCAATAATTCCATCCAAATTGTCAAGAAACTGTTGATTATTGGAAGAATCAATTACAGATTTACGATTACCTGAAGAATTAGAACGACTACCACCAATACCAGAGCCAGAAGTTTTTGGGGCATCAAACAATTCAGGATATTGCGATCGCTGATTTTCTAGCCACTCCTTCACAGTCTTGCCATCAACAGTTTTAACCACCCCATCAACTACAGTAAATTCATGCTTGTGACCATTAAGCAATAAACCCTGATATTTAGAATTTAACTGAATTTCCCCCGCAGTTTTTAAAAACTCAGATTCAATTTTTGAAGATGTAATAATCTTCTCAAGTGCTAATTTCTCCCCCCTTAATTGGTCCAAGCTCTGACTATGTTCTTCCTCCTTAGTTTGTAGCTTAGTTTTATACTCCTGAATCTCCCCTGCTAAAATATCACCAGCTTCAGCTTTACCCTTTAATTCCTTCAATTGCTGTTCTAATTTTTTCCGTTCCTCGCGCTCTTTTCTCAGCGCCTCCAACCCAGTATCACCCAATGGTGTAGAAGGGGGTAAATTATCATCACTAGAGTTTAATGTATCTGTCATCTGCTTTTAATTCCTGTTCAAGGTTAAAGTCATTATCAAATAATTTTAACTTATCAAGAGCCTTTAAAGTAGTCTCACGACCAATCACGCCATCAGTAAATAAACCCCGCAGCGCAATTGCAACTTGTTCTTTTTTAGGAGCATCAGAAGCAGCTAATAATTTAGTATCAAGAACAATTTTAACCTCACAATCACAATTAATCATCTGATTATGAATAACAATCGCCTGATTAATGCCATCTGAAAAATTAGCAGTAAAACTCGCTAAACTAGCCTCTACTGGAGAAGCTAACAAATAAGTCGCCGAACTGGTTTGACGATCAGATGGTGAAGTTAAAAAATTCGCAGCATCATTGCTAATACTGGCTCTCAAATCATTCAAATCTTTTCGACTCTGTTCCAAGCTCATGGCTAATGGCTCAACCCATTGGAAACTTCCGTTAGGATCACGTAAATTAATAAAACTATTTGGGCCAATTTCCAAAGGTTCATCCCCCCTCATTGAATCTTTGAGAACCGGCACCGGCTGACAACATAGCGAAACCTTGCGATTGTGATCGGACGTTAGTTGATAAAGAACTCTATTCTTATCAGCTAAACCCCTAAGTGGTGGAACGCTAACGCAATCATCCAAACGAGAACCGCCAAATACAGGAACAATGGGAACATAAGCGTATTCAGAAATAAAATCACCAGAAGAATATAAAACAAACTTGTTATCAGTTTTGTTATCAGTCTTATTTTCAGCTTTATTATCAACCTCCCTATAAATAAAATAAGACCCAGGACGATAAACCCGATATTGATTAATTTTCTGATAACCAAACTCACCAACTCTTACATAAATTTCTTCCTTGATAACTGCCAGAGTAAAAACCAGCTTATTATCAATAAATTCACACTCCCAATTAATTAAATTTTGCGGGGAAATCAAAGACCAGTAAGGACGAGGTGATAATTCTGAGTATTCTTGATAATTTTTAGCATTAATAACAGGTAAATCAATAAATATAAAACAATGACCCAAACGCATCGCCATTAAAGCAACTTGTCTAAAAAATACATCTCCATTAACACCATGATTATCCAAATTCTCGTAATGAGAAATAAACTCACTATCAGAAGTAAAATTAACATCATTCTTAAATATCAAACCTACAAATTGTCTAATAGCCTTAGCAAATAAATCATCATAGCAACTTTGATTAATCCTACTCTGCCAATTCTCAAACGATTCCGCAGCATGGCGGGGAAGGTACAAAGCAGTTTTGTCAGTAGGTTTAAACCCTGTTTTTGCTAATTCAAGCCATCTGTCTGATCCATAATATAAATCATCCAAATAATCCCATAAGCTAATACTGTCAATATAATCAGGATGAAGGCTGCTAACAGAATTGTCATGATTGATACTTTCCATAATTGCTAAAAATCAAAAATTTTGTGTGTGTAACTTCGACATAAGAAAAACTATAAATGGGGGTATAGGGGCTTATCAATTGTGTTATAATGTGCGCTTTGTTCTCTTGTATCCTGTATTATTATATTCTATATTATTTATTTTATTATAATTTACATTATTATTTTGTGTTGCGCGAAATTCTAAAGCGTGAAATTCTAAAGAGCGATCACACAACAAGATAAAGTAATCACATCACAGCTTTTTCTTTTTGCTTGCAGACTTCTTTCCACGCGAGCGTTTATCACCAGGCATATCTTTAGAACTGCCACGATTCTCTGATTGTGGTTTCGGTTTTATTCCCTCCTTAGTATGACTCATATCCATTTTATCACCGTTGCCATACGTACCGTTATCACGATTAATTTTATTTAATTCAGTTCTTTTTTTTACTTGATCAGACTTTTTATTAAACTCCTTGTTGTAAGCATCCTTTTTAGCCTTAGCTTTAGGATTAGAATTATAATACTTAGCAGACTTACGCATAACTACCTCCTAAAATTTAGCGATCGCTCACTAATTAAAATCACATCACTGAATCAAGAACGAACAACGCGAGAACCAGTAGAAAACGTAGAAACACCCAAAGCTATAGAAAGTTTATTCTTCCAATAATTATACTGATTATTAATCTCAGATATAATTTGACCTTGAAAAAACACCGTACCATCTGGCTTAACCTGAATGCCAGCGTTAGAAGCAGTGCTAGAATTTAATTGTGTTTCTAGCGTATCTAACTGAGTAATAATTGCACCAACTCTAGTCTCACTATCAACAGATAAATTAGCGATCGCATCCATTTTACCACCAATAAACCCCAGGGACCAAGAATCAACAGTGTAACCAAGATGTCCTATAGCTTTAGATTTTTGAGCATTGGTAAAAGCCATAATATTTTTATTTAAACATGACTATTATTTTAACAGATGAACAAATTACTTTAATTGAAAAAGCCGCAGGATTAGGATTAAATCTTGATGATATTTCCTATTTAATAGGCACAAGTCCCAGAACATTAGACAGACGACTCGCAGACAACGAAAAAGCACGCGAAGCATATAACGCCGGACGAGCAAAAGCTAAATTAAAAGTATCAGAAAAATTATTTGATTTAATTGAAAAAGGAGAACCCGCGGCTATATTCTTTTACCTAAAATGTCAAGCAGGATGGAGAGAGAAAGATAAAGCCGAAGAAAACAATAATAAAGCAGAAATTAAAATTTATTTACCAGAAAAAGAATAATTATTTCTTCTTCTTTTTTTTGGACTTAACACACTCACTATTTTTCATGCCGTCTGATATCTTCTTTTTCTGTTCGGCTGTTTTTTTCTTGCCAGTAGCACCTTTAGAAATAGCGGCGCGCTGCTTCTCTGACATCTTGCCTTTGTCCTGATTCTTCCCACAAGCCATAAATACCTACCAATAAATAATAGCCACTAATTAATCATACCAACCAGCAGGAGGATAACCTTCTTCTATGAATACCACTCAGCAGGAGGATAACCTTCTTCTATAATATAACTAGATGATAAAATAACACCGCCG